AGATGAGTATCTAGGTTTTTCAAAATAGCATCAAACTCATCTATTCCAGCAGCTGCAGTAAATCCTACCTCTACGTTACCACGAGATTGAATAGCAGCAAATAAACCTTCAGATCCTGGCAATTGAGCAACGCCAGCTCCAGCGGTAATTTGACTATACTCGCTTTCAACCATAGACATTTCTAAGTAATCTTCAAAACGTAAACGAGTTTCAGATTCAGCTTTTAAATACCACAGATATCCAGAAGTACCATCTTCAGTTGCAACTTCCACCCATCCAATTTGTGCCATATCAGAACCAGATACTACGTATTGACTTCTAATAATTATTGGTGAATTAGAATATTGAGTAAACTGAGGATCTACAGATACATATCCTTCTGTTTTAGCTCCAGCTCCAGCGGTAACTGAATTTAAAGCTTGACCTTTTTGATAAGAAGATCCATATACAAATATTTTAATTGTAGCAGATCCAGCTGTAATATTATTTCCAGCAGCTGTATCTAACTTTTTATTATTAAAAGCTTGAACGGTAATTGTTCCAGCAGCTCCAAGAGTAGATGATGTTACTAAACATTTTGCTTCACCTCCTGTAGCAGGATCTAAAACAACAATAGTATCATTAGGTGAAATAACATTTGTTACTCCAGCTACTGCACCTGGATTAATAGTAATTACATTAGTAGTACCACCACCACCAGCTGCAACAGAAACATTATCATAAGATATATGTAATCTATTTTGTTCAGACCAAATTACTTGATCCGATGTCATTGGCATTTCAGCGCCAACCATGCGTAAGAATCCAGAAAGTGTACGATTACCGTAACGCTCTACTTCTTGTTCGTAAATCTCTGGTAAATATTGTTGCGCGAAAGTATCGCCACCATTACCAGGTCCAGCAGCACCAGCTGCATTAAATTGTAGGTAGTTGCTGTTTAAAATCTCTTGCGTTGGCGAAGGGATTAAACTACCAAATTGTGGAGTTAAAGCCATAATTTATTATTTAGTTAGTTAAATTTTTTAGTTTTGATTTTTAATTTTGAAGAATCAAGACCGCTAACTGCTTTTACTTTTAACCCATTAATAAATACATCACCAGAGGCAGTTTGCCTAGGCTCTGTACTTATATTTTTAGATTTAGCCATAACATCTTTAACTGCATCGGCTTTGCCTTGCTCGTAAAAATGCTGTGCTATAGTATCAGCGTTTCGCGCCGCGTATAAAGCTTTATGATAACCTTTAGTATCTATTATTTCATTTTTATCATTTAAGAACGTCTTAATGAAGTTTGTAATATCAGACTGTACTTCGGCTACCTGTGTTGGATTTTTAATACTATACTTAAACTTTTTATCACTAACTTTAAAATCGAAACCTTCGAAATCATTATTTAATAAATTTTTAGTACGGCTTATAAAGTCCTTATGCTTTGCTTGCACGGTTTCTTGCTCTTTGTTGTATCGGTTGAAAAAGTCTAACGCTTTTTGTTGCTCTTGAGTTACGCCTGGTCTCAACTTGATCTCGTCGTAGTATTTACTCTTTAAGCCTTCAAGAAAGTCTTTAGCTTTTGCAGCCTCCTCTTTAAACGCAATTTTCTTTTTGCGTATGTCTTTTGGTTCGTCTATATCTTCATCGTAATCAAAGTCTTCTAATAAAAGACTTACATCTTCAGAATCTAAATGTGGTTTAGTTTGTTTATAATATTCCCTAATTAAAGTTTTATTATCAACATTGGTATAATCTGCATTAAGCCTAACATAGTCTTCTACAGTTCCACCAGTTTCTTCCATAAAAGAAACTAACTTTTCAATATTTTCAGGTAGAACTCTTTGCTCTTGTACAGCTTGCTCTACTTCTTCTTTAGTTACTTCAGATTCTTTTTCCTCTTCTTCAGTATCTTCAATGACAGTTAAAGGAGATGCTACTTCTTCGTCGGAAGCCCGTACTTCTTCAGCCACTTCTTTGCTGTTGCTACTGTCTTTGGACTCTTCGATAACAGCATCGCTATCATTTGTCTCTTGTGTTTGAATGGCATCAGTATCTTCTTTTTTGATTACTACTTTTTTAATATCTGGCTCAATATCTATTAAAGGTTCTTTCATATTTACTTTAATAGGTTCACCTGTATTGTCACCTAAATTTTTAGGCTTAGAAGGAGTTTTTATTTTAAACTCTCCTTCTTGTTTTATTTCTTCTGACATAATATAATAATATAAAATTAAAGGATTTTATTTTCAACGAGGTTCAAACTGTTCAAGTCCAAATCCTCCTAGTGAGTCAAATCCAGATGACTCAAAGTTTTTAGGTAGTTCATCATTTTGACGCTGCGAGATCATTTCTGATTGCTGCGTACCTATAATTCTAGCACGCTCGTCTTTACGATCTTCTATATCTTGTTCTTTAGCTTTTTCTACATCAGCTCTAGCTTTTGCTAGCTGCATATTAAAGTTAAATTCTTCACTCATTAAATCGCGTTTAATTTGTGCCTCTGTTTGCATGCGTTGTATTTCAAACTGCGACTTAGCTTGTTCTAGTTGAACTTTCTGCTCGTTAATAACTTGTTGTTTTTGAGTTTCAGCTAGTGCTGCTCTTTCTGCAGATTCAGCATTAGCGTTTGCTTGAGCCTGTATATTAGCTAACTGAGCTTGTTGAGCTTGCTCTGCTTTTATTTTTTGTCTATACTTTAAAAATTGATTAGCTAGCTTTAAGTTTTTTATTTCTCTTATATCTATAGCATCTTCTAAACCTATTTGGCCTGCTTGTAATGCTATTTGTATATTACGCTCTAAACCCGCTTGCTCTTCTTCATCTGGTTCTAATTCTAAAAATATACCAAACTCATGCATATTAAGCTTTTCTACTTCAGCTAATGTAGATACATTAAATTGATTTATAGAACTCATTAAAGCTTGCTTAAGTAGCGGAAACTCTAACATATCAGCAATCCGCAGACTTATATTTTCAGCTGACCGTATTGTTAAATACATTAAAGACTGAAGTATATGCTTAGTAGCTGTATTAGATGCGGCTGCTGCTAGTTTTTGTAAACCAACTAATGAATCTTTATCAGGCTTACTACCATCTCTAGCTTCATTAAGCCCGGTCACGTCCCTAATCATTTGCAAGTAATACTGATACGTTTGTATAAGCGCTTGTATCTTGCTTATTCCAGACGATGTTTGTAATTCTTGTATTGGTACTTTACCTCTGTTAGGATCACCATCTTGCGTTAAACTTCTACCAACAATACTACCAGTTTGGAAGTACATATTTAAAGCCTCAGCAGGGTTATAATTAGTACCATTCCCAAGATCAACTTCAGCTAATCCATCAACGTCTACGTAAACACCATCAGGTACCATGCGTGATAGTACTTGTTGTAATTTTAAATGCGTAAGCTGTATCATATCGGCAAAACCAATACATTTACTTACTAACGATTCTATTCTGCCTTTATACATACGAGGAGCAGATATAGCATAATTCATTTCAACTTTAGTTTGATCGCTGTAAGGCCTAGTCATATTTTTAGCTAGTTCCCATTTAAGCATTTTTTCGTGACCAAGAATTTTAGCACCACTATACAAAACTTCTATAGCCCTGTGCACTTTATTAAAGTTATCAGTTTCAGGCGGATCAAACGAATCATCTTTTTCAAGAGCTTTTTCAAGACCTTGATCTGTTTGTTTTATTTTAAATACTTGATTTTGATAAGTTTTATATTCAAAATATAATACCTGTATTAAGTTTCTGTCGTAATCATAATTATAAAAATTATTTCTATAATTATTATTACCTGAATATTCTTGTATTTCTTCTAACTCTGATTGAGTTAAATAAGAAAATTGTTTTTTAATTTCTTCAAGAGATAAACTTTTAACTTCACCTACGTAATATATATCTTCAAAATTAGGATCGTCAGTATAAGAATAAACTAAATTAGCTGGATCAACATAATCAACAGTCACTCCATTAGCTAAATTAAAATTAGTTTTAACACAACTAATACCTAATACTGTTAAATCATAAGCTAATCGTTTTTTAGTTTCATCATACTTATTGTAATTAAATACATTACTAATAACTTCTTCTTCAGCTATTTCTATAGCTTGCTTATAATTTAATTGAAGATAAAGATCTAATTCTTCTTTATTTACAGGTAATTCTTGAGGATCAGGCGATGCGTAAAAGTTTTTACCGGTGGCAGCATTAAGCTGATCGATCATTTCTTTATTTTCTATATCACGCAAAGCATTAAAAGCAAAATCTGTTCTTTGTTTTATAGCATACGGATCTGAAGCAAATGATTTTATTTCATAACCTTTGTCTGTCATACCGTTAACTACAATGTCTACAAATTTAGATAATACAGCCACTGGTTTCCAGTCTAAATTAAGGTAAGATAAATCACCATTAGTAGATAATTCGTCTTTGTATTTTGCTACACTTTGTTCTCCTCTAGCGTAAAGTCTTAAATCATTAAACCTTGTCCAGTTTGTTCCAAATCTACCGCCATTTAAAGTTCCTCTGTCTCCTCTAAACCATTCGTCCTCTACAGCTTTCGCTACGGCTAAACCATATTCATAAGTCTTTTTCTCTGCGTCTGGTACTACCTGACTTGGAAAAGTGCTACTAGAATTAGTATAAATCATCTATTTTATTATTTTTGAAATACTACCTTGGTTATCAAACTTCTTGAAGCCCAAAGGAACAATATTTTTTTTAACTACATTCACAGGTGTATACCTGTTTTTGTTGCAAGCCATTATTGCTAGGCCCGAACTAATAGAAGCGTCGTGCTTAGTTCTATTGTTTATATTAAACTTAGACCAGTCTTTTAACGTTTCTTGAAAATACATGTTACCATACGTAGTTTCTTTAAGCCCAACGTGATCTTCTATATAAGATTCAATAGCAGCAGCATGGGCTTGCTTAATATCTTCTGATGAGTTAGGTATTCCGCCTATCTCTCTTTCTGCAACAGACAATTTTAATTTATCCGGTCTGTTCATTGAGAAAGCTCTATAACCTCTACGTTTTAAATAATATAAAAGTCTTGGTTTATTGTTCTCTGCAAGTATTGGCTCTCTT